CGAGCAACAGAGGTTCCGGTTATAGATGACGACAATCCGGCGCCGCCGTTACCGCCCACAGTAATTGAGCCGTTACCACCAAGCGCGCCTGCCCCTCCTCCGCCTGCGTAAGCGTATCTTGTAGCAGCGCCCGCAGCAAGCGTCGCGGTTCCGCCATCAAAGCCTTGCCCAGCTATTCCGGTTCCCGCAGCAATATTATTGGCAACATCTCTATACGCTGCGCCGCCGCTACCACCATTTCTTGTGGCAAAAGGCAGACCGCTTCCGCCGCCGGTGTTTGTTATAAGTGTTCCTAGTGAGCTAGATGAACCGATATTAGTTGACCCACCCGCGCCAACCGTAATTGTATATGTTTGTGCAGTAACTGAAAGGCCAGTTGCAGTTCTATACCCACCCGCAGCCGAACCGGAGCCACCGCCGTCAGAACCACCTCCGCCCGCAATAACAAGATATTCAACGGCCCCGCCGTCAGTAGGATCAGTGCCAAGTGTATTAACAGTAAATGTACCCGTAGCATTAAAAACGTAAACATCATAAACGCCATTGGCGGTCGGCAAAACAGAAGCAGACACAAGCATATATCTTACATCACGGGTAGACTTCTTGTTCCCACTCATATTCTGCGCGACCATGCCGATAGGCCCGTAAGGGGCCTGCCGGTTCATCATTTTCTGTGCAAGCATAGCGGGGGCGTTTTGCATTAGTAAGCGTAGCCTTCAGTGTGGAACACAATGCCGGTATTAGTAACGCTAATTGCCACCCAAAGGCTGTCTGTGGACGCCAAGATCAGCGGTGCCGCGTCGGTGTAACCAAAGTCAATCACGGTCTGGGCGGTCGTGGCTGCGACGGTGTAAGCCGACATAAGTTTTGAGTTGATAAATTTCTTAGTTGTGCCGCCGTCAGCCGAGACATAAAGCTGAAGTTCGGTTGCCGTTACCGTAGCCCGCGCCAATGCGGTGACTTTCTGCATCCGTGCGCCGTTGGTCTGAGCGCCTAGAAGCTGCACCGAGTTGGTCGGGGTGTCGGTGTAGGTCGTGTTCGCAGTCGTTGCCACCGCGTTTCCTGCGATAGGCGTTTGAGGCGTGACGATTGAGTTTGGCGTGACGGCCATGATTTATCTCCTAAAGTGCCGCCGCGATGGCGAAAACGATTGCAAGGGTTACGGTTGGTGCTTGAGACACAAAACCCGTTCCGTTTGAGGTTATCACGTTACCGGCAGTTCCAGCAGAAGTAAGACCCGTACCGCCGTTAGTAGCAGGAAGCGTACCATACCCGTCCGAAATAGCTTTTTCAGCTGGATAGTCCACGAATACCGTACTGGTACCCACGAGGGTAATTGCCGCATTAGCGTTGCTAGACGAAAGGATCGTTGTACGTGCTAGCGCAGTACCAGAAGACGTATAGGTCCCAATCCCAACTTCCCAAGCGGTGTCGCTGGTGACCGTATAATAGGTCGTGTTGCCGTTACCGATGACCGCAAACGACTGATAGCCACTAACAGCACCAGCAAGAGTAATTGTGCCAGTGCCAGTAGTGGTCGTCGTTTCTTGGACGCGATTAGCGAGAACAAGGGCCATTACGCAATCCTAATGATAGCCAACGTGTTGCTAGCTGTTGGGAATATAATGGTAAAGTCACCAGCCGTCGAAGTCTTATCAGCACCAAAATCTAGCACAGCCACAGCAGCATTGGTTAGCGTGGTGTTCGCTGTACCGTTAGCCGAAGGGGTTGTGTTATAGATCAACGCGCCGCGAGCCGTAACCGTCGCGTTTGAGAAGGTTAAATTGCTGAAGGTTGTAAAACCCGTACCAGCTGAAGACGAAGTATTTGAGGCAGTTACACCACCATTAACTAGTGTACCGCCACCAGCGGTATAGTTTGTACCGGTAGCTTCGTTGGTAGCCGTGTAAGCGGTCGTGTTGGCGTCAATCGTAGCCGTCGAAGTGTACATCGCTAGCTTATAGGTATCGCCACTAGTGATGCGGAAGTCATGTACAGCCAGCAAGATTTCAGCCTTGAAGCTCGTACACATAGCTTGTTGGATAGCCATAGATAGTCTCCTTACAGATCAATGAGTTTTACAAACTCAGGAAAACCAGCTTCGGTAAACTTAGCTGCCAGAGTTACGTTACGAGAGCGCATGGCTTCGTTCATATAGTAGATAAGCACTTCGCGCAGGTTTTCACGAAAGGCGCGAGCCTGTTCCGCAATCACCGGGGGTGCATTATCGCCTACGTTAATGATCTGGTTCAGAGCGCGTTCAGCAAGCTCTTCTGCACTAAAGCCACGACCATTCGTGGTCATAACTTGCACAGTACCAAGGGCGGTTTCAAGTTGAGCGATCATCGGACGGGGTACCTCACTTGTGCTGTACGGTACATATCCTGCCGGTTCTTGCCCTCACCGAGTTGCTTGAGCATAGCCATAGCTTCGTCGTATCGTTTCTGGTACCCACCTATAACATCTGCTTCACCTTTCATAAAGGTATAGGCTTCAAGCAAAGAGCCGTAGAGCAGCACGCTGTCAAAATTATCCCCGAGCCACGATGTGCCCGCTGTCACGATGGACTGTGGATAATAGAAATAATGCAACTCAACTTGGTAGGAGCTATCGGGTGTAGGGCCGATGATGTAAGAGTTTTGGTCGAAGAACGAATAGTGGGTTGGAAGCCCTACGGTTGTGGGACTTGGAAACGACTCGCGGATAAAGTTTACATCTTTATTTAGCAGGTAGCTGTAATTTCCACTGGCATTGATGACAGCGAGCGAAAAGTTAGCAAGCCAGTCGGCGGGAACTGTAAGATATTTGTTTCCTGACGTAAGGAAACCAGTCACGTTCTTGCGCAGGTCCAACAGTTGGACCGTGTTGAAAATACGCTGCTCTGCTTCTTGAATAAAGATATTAATCTGCTCAGTAGACGTCAGACCGCCAGACCCCGCCGTATCCGGGAAGTCGTTTTCGGTATACGCCTTGATGGCAGAGACAAGAGCAGCGTAGTTCATTAGCCCATCTTTGTGCTACTGCTATTCCCACGGGTGGTGTTCTTAGTACCACGGGTACGCAGTGTTTGAGTGTTGGCAACTTTGTTTGGATAGCCGTTGTTGCCAAGATCAATGGCACTGCTACCAGTCATCGTGTGAGGAGGAGCATAGACGCTGGCAGGGCCAACTTCATTGCCGCCTTTCTTCATGCTAAACTTAGCCATTGTGGTTTACCTTCACTTCGTTTGTGGGCACCTTGCGCACGGATTTCTTTTGGTTGGCAATCTTAGCAAGATTGCGGCCCAGTTTCAGCATCTGCTCGTTGGTCTTACCACCCTTGGCCATGACTTACTCCTACGTTTGTACCGTGACGGTACCGACTGTACCTGTAGCTAATAGCGTATTTGGAAGATCAGGCAAAGCCAAAGCATTATTTAGCCCTACCGGGTTCCATCCCCATTGAATATCACGACTACCCATATTTGGTGTGCCGAAAGCTAGCACATTAGCGTTAGGTACCGAATACTGTTCAGTGCGGATACCATTAAAACCTGACTGCAGATAGCTAATGTCGGGGCGCGGATTGCGCAGCGCCTGCGGGTCGTTAACTGGATACATACCGATTTGCAGCTGAGGTTGGTCGGGGTCCCAGCAGGAAGGGCACACAAGGATATTGGTGACCTTGGTTTTGATAGTGAGTTTCTTAAGCTGCTTGAGCTTGTAGCGCTGGCCACAACGGTCGCACTCCGCAATAGCCTTCTTACCAGAGGCAAATGGATTAGGCATTGTACCCCCTAGATAAACATCTGGCGCGGAGCGATCCGCAGAGGAGCCTTTTCACGATCTTCGTCAGCGGCCTGTTGCCATGCTTCGTCGTACATCTGCTTTAATAGCCCCGTACGCTCCATAGCGCCGGGGATTTTCAGTGACAGGTAGTACGCTAGCCCTGCTACCATACAAGGAAGGAAACGGAACGGAATGTCCTGTGTATTAACACCATCGCCCGCGTCCTGCATACGGCGAAGGCGGTAGTAAAAAAAGGTGTAGTAGTTGCTCTGGTCAGGCGTAGGCCACACGTTAATCTGCGGGTAGGCTACTCCACTACTGGGGTAACTTGCACCTGACTGACGGTTAATCCATACCTGAATAGGACGCCCCTGAGCATTCTTGTTTGGGATCGTGATGTAAGTATCTGCGCTGATACGGTTGATATTAATATCAAGCTGTGACTGACCTGTGTTTGTGCGGATCACATGATCAAACAGGTCAATCGTATCTGCAGGAAGATCGTATGTAGCCGTCCCTTGAACCATAGCAATCGAGCCTTGCTCGATAGTCCACAGGTTAATGCCTCGATTAGCCCACTCAATAGTCAGTAGGTTGAGGCTACGCCGCGCCGTGCGGAGGTCATAGCCCGAACGAAGCTCAGCACCACAGCGCTCAAAAGCCTCTTCAACAAGGTCATTGAGGTTCAAATTGAACACAGTGGTACCAGTCGTGGTCATCTAAATCTCGCTGTCTTCTTCGCTATGGTCTTTGGCTGCTTAACGACCTGCTTACCTTGGGCTTTACCAGCCCGCTTAGCCTTGGTTGTCGCTGCATACTCTGCAGGAGACAAAGACTTTATGGCGTTCTCGGGCAGATAGCGCTCGCCTGTTGCCTTAGACCCCTGCGTAGACGGCTTACCGCTTTTGGTGCGCCACTTCTGTTGCGTCCAAGACTTTAAGCTCTGCTGAGATTTAGCGAGGCCGCTCACTTGTACCCACCACCCCTAGCTTTGTACTGCTTAGCCATCATCTGAGCTTTTCTCGCGGACCATTGGCCCGGAGCGCCGCCCTTACCGCCTGCTTTGACGGCATTAAAGATAGCCTTACGCATACCGGGTTTGGTGTAGTTTCCGGCCTCATTGACCTTAGACTTACCACCCGCAGCCATACCAATAGCTTCACCCTTGGGCATCTTAGACTTCATCATGTCGCCCATGCCGCGAGACGGGCGCATTAGCAGGATTTCCCGCCCATAGCCATCATCTTGCCCTTGGTTTTACCCTTGGTAGCAATGCCGTCGATAGCGCCACCCTTAGCAAACTTTTTCATCGCACGGCCTTTTGTGTCCGCCGACTTCTTCATCATTGCAGCGCCAAACTTAGTTGCCGCAAATGACTTAGCTTTAGGTTTGCCGCCCTTTTTCATACCGGCAGCGCCCATTGGTGGAGCCGCAGGAGCCATAGGGGCGGAAGGAGCCGGAGCCATAGGAGCCTCTGCCCCGCGAGAAGCCATAGCGCGACCAATACGGTCTTTTAGCATACCCATAGCCATCATAGCTTTGCCCTTGGCCTTAACCTTAGACTTAGCACTACCGCCCTTGGCCATGCCCATGTTGCCCATAGCATCAGAAGTTGGCATGTCCTTAGTGATGCCACCAGAACCGAACTTCTTCATTTTCTTATCAGCCATTTCAAAGTCCTTACCTACTGCTTGCTTCACGCCAACTCTCTTGGCAAATGATGGACTATGAGCGATAGCACGCATGAAGTTAGCTTGCTTGGCGCTCGACGAGGGCATTATACCACCATTCCTTTGGTTCTACCACGCTCGGCACAACCATCGGCACGTGATGAAGCAGAACCGCCCTTAGCAAGCTTCGTGAGAGGCTTACCTTTGTGCATCTTTGCTTCATGTTTATGGACTGCAGCCGAGATCATGGCCTTGTCCTGTTTGATATCTTCCTTGTGCATTATTTTTTCCTCAACCAGTTTTGGACAGTCTTAGTTTCGTAGATACGAATTAGTGTCCAAATAATTGTGAATACTGCTGCGACAGCGGGAAGCATGTTTACAATAGTCCCTAAGACCGTCGCAAAAGACAGTGCATCGATAACGTGTTTGAAGGTTTCGTCGCTGATCATCTTAGCACTTCCACGCACGCAAGGACTTATTGATACGACTGTTAGGATCATTCGCGGTCTTGGCACTTGTAAGCTTACTCTTCATGCCCGACATGCGAGCACAGAATGACTTCTTGCGAGAACCACCTTCAGGCTGCGGAGCCTTAAGCCCCGGTTTCCCCGGATTGGCTTTATTGTAAGACGCACGACCCTTGGCGTTCAAGCCGCCTTTAGGGTTCTTGCCTTCCTTACGTGTCCAAGCCGGAGATTTGGCCATCACACAAACCGCCCTTTAGTCTTGCCCTTTGTGGCGCAACCATCGCCGCGTTTGGAAGCTGAAGAGACAGAGCCGCCCTTGGCCATCTTCTTAACCGCGCCGCCCTTAACACGGTTAGGACCCATACCGGCACCAGAACGCCGCGCCATCGCCATCTGCCGCATCTGGGCTGGACTAGGGCGCACAGGGGCTGCGGGAGCAGTAGCACCAGCACCCTGCCCGGCACCCTGCCTAGCGCTCATTTGCGCGGCAGCGGCCATCGCGTTAGCCATAGCAGAGTTAA